TTGACGTATACGGCACACTCATCATGGGTCGCCAGGCTCTCGCCAAGGGTATTTCCCTCGGTGGCGAGTATGGCGCACAGCCAACAATTGTGTACGGAACAGTGACCGACCTTCTCAAGCGTTTCCGTCCAGTCGGTTGGAAGCACTTTGTTGGTTACGGTGTGTTCCGTCAGGAAGCATTGCGTCGTATTGAGTCAGCATCAAGCATTGGTACAAACGCCTAATTTCCGACAAGGAATTGATTAGAACCCCATAAAGGTTCAGCGAAGCCCCTGCCCGTTTGGGTGGGGGTTTTTGCTATCCTGTGTGTATGGCAACATTTATTCCACCAGTTGACCCGTTTGTGTATTGGGCTGAACCAGGCGAAAGAGGAATCTTTGCGTATATGAATCCAGGCAAAAGAGGGCGCAATGTGTTCAAATTGACTGATGGTTCTTTCACAGAGTCACAACCTGGCGACCCGTCAATTATTTCTATTACTTACCACGGTGGTCACGTTCATCCGTTGACTGCTGCTGAGGAAGCAGATTTGATTGCTGCTGGATATGGGGATTACATTGAAGCATAGGGAGGACCATCCGAACCTGGATGTTGAGGGTTGTTTCGCTTGTAAAATTACAGGGATACAGGTGGGTTCTAATTCAACTACTACTCGTGGTTCGCAGGTAGCGAAAATCAATGAGCGTGAAAAGGGTTGGAATAAAGATATGCCTGCCTATAAGCGTCTTCGTGAGCAGGGTTTGCAACCTAGACAGATTGATGGTGCTTCTGTGTTGGAATCACGGGCAACTGAACGCTGGCAAATTGAAGGTCTGCCTGCTTCTGAAACGTGAACTATCAACATTGGCAAGGGTTTGATGACCCTAACTTTGGTTATGGGGCGATGCTTGACGGGTTCAAGAAGTCTTTACCTAAGAATGTAAAACTGGACAAACACGCTTCTGTTCACGTTCATATGCAAATCCCTAATGCTTGTAAGGGTTGGTTCAGGGGGCAACATAAGGTTTTGTTTTCTATGTGGGAAACGGATTCTTTGCCTGGCAATTTCCGTAGGTGGATAGAACATTTTGACCAGGTTGTTGTTCCTTGCCAACATAATGTGGAACTGTTTAGTGGTTTTCATAATGATGTTTCTTATTGTCCTTTAGGGGTGGACCATAGTTTTTGGAAACCTATGGATGTTGAACGGACTGATGTGTTTCGGTTTCACGGGGGTGGTTCTTTGTGGAGGCGTAAAGGGCTGGATGTTTTGGTGAACGCTTTTAATGCTTTGAAGTTGCCTAACGCCGAGTTGCATATCAAGGCTGCGCCTCACGCTAAGGATGTGCCTGTGAATCGTTTGGGGGACAAGGTGTTTTTGAATAGGGATTGGATGACTCGTGAGCAACATAGGGAGTGGTTCAACAAGGCTGATTGTTTTGTGGCTGTGTCTCGTGGTGAAGGTTTTGGTTTGATGCCTTTGCAGGCTATTGCCAGTGGTGTCCCTACAATCGTGTCAGACAGCACAGGACAGTCCCAGTTCGCTCATTTAGCCTTTGGGGTGGTTCCGTGCCGTAAATCCACGGCAGAGACTCTGGGGCAGTGGGATGAACCTAACCAGAAAGTTTTGGAGGAACTGATGATGGAAGCATATTCAAACCGTCAAACCATTAAGGATAGGGCTGTGGCTCGTGTCCCAGAATCAAAAGTGTTTTCTTGGTCTAACGCCACCAAACAACTACTTAGCCTCATCCCAGAAGGAAACCTTCTGGAAGACCCAGTGTGGTATGAACCTGAAATTATGACCAGCATCCAAGTGGTTCGTAAAGTCAACGCCCATATCGGGTCGCAGTTTTATAGTTTGAAACCAGGAGAAACTTATATGGTGCCAGAGAATGTGCATCAGGTTCTTCTGAACTCAGGGGCTATCCAATAGTGCTATAATCACACAAGTATGGCTGCACCTGCAAGACAAGATTTAACTATTACCCGTGGTGATACCGAAACGGTAGAGGTCACTATCACTACTGACGGTACAACTGCTGTAAACATTACAGGGCGTACCTACACGTCACAGATGCGTACCACCCCAGACATCGCTGCCATTTCCATTACAGGTACCTGCGTTGTTACTGATGGGGCTGCTGGTGAGATGGCTGTTACGTTTGCTGCGGCTGATACTGCTGATTTGGACCCTGGCTTTTTGTATTGGGATTTGCAGGAAAACGCTGCTGGTGTTATTACCACTATTCTTTCGGGTACTGTAACGGTTCTTGCCGATGTGACCAGGTAGTTTATGGCTACCACAAAGGTCACTGTTGCTGTTTCTAACGAACCAGTTGTTGTATATAAATCTGGTACTTCTATTGTTTTGGCGTTGGCTGACCCTTCTGTGCCTGCGACTGTCGGCACGAAAATTTTGGTTGTTGGTTCAGAGTCGGCTGGTCCACAGGGAGGTACAGGTCCGACTGGTCCACAGGGTATTCAGGGTGTTACTGGTCCAACTGGTGTTACTGGTCCGACTGGTGCTGTGGGTGCTACTGGTGCGACTGGTGCGACTGGTTTGCAGGGTGTAACTGGACCAACAGGGCCGACTGGTGCTACTGGCGCACAGGGCGTTACTGGACCGACAGGTGCAGCAAGTACCGTTACGGGTCCTACTGGAGCGACTGGTGCTGCCTCAACAGTGACAGGTCCTACGGGAGCCACAGGTGCGGCAAGTACCGTTACGGGTCCTACTGGACCTACTGGACCTACTGGTCCCACTGGTGCTGCCTCAACAGTGACGGGACCTACAGGTCCGACTGGTCCTACAGGTGCCGCATCTACGGTGACGGGACCTACAGGGGCGCAAGGACCAACAGGACCGACTGGTGCTGATTCGTTTGTTACTGGACCTACAGGTCCTCAAGGTGTTCAAGGCGTGACGGGTCCAACTGGTCCTACGGGGGCAGCGTCTACGGTTACAGGACCAACAGGTCCTACAGGGGCAACAGGTGATGCTTCTACCGTCACAGGTCCAACAGGTCCTACTGGCTCTACAGGTCCAACTGGTCCTTCCATTACAGGACCGACAGGACCGACTGGAGCGGCTTCTACCGTCACAGGTCCAACAGGTCCTGCTGGCACTAACGGAACCATTGGTGTTGATGGAGCCACAGGTCCTACGGGTCCAACGGGTCCGACAGGTGCAGCAAGTACGGTAACAGGACCTACGGGTGCTGGCGGAGCAACTGGAGCAACTGGTGCTACAGGTCCAACGGGAACAACAGGTGGTTTCTCTACAGCCCAAACAGTTAATACACAAACAGGAACGACATACACATTGTTGACTGCAGACTTGGGAAAAATGGTTACATTAAGCAATGCTTCGGCTGTGACCGTAACTGTTGGTACTTCTACTGGAGCCACTGCTGGTCAAAGCATTGATTTGTTAAGCCTTGGTGCTGGTCAAGTAACGGTTTCTGCTGGCGGTGCAACACTTGTTGGTACGCCAGGGTTGAAGTTACGAACCCAGTATTCAGGTGCGGCTTTGTTTTGTATTGGCTCTAACAGTTTTGTTCTCATTGGCGATTTGAGCGCATAATGCCCATCCGTCGTGGAGTGTTCGGTGGTGCGATAAATCTTCTACCCACAGTAACTATTGGTGCAACAACAAACTTCACGGAAAGTCGTGGAGTTTTTAACGCTACAGTTAATGGCAACTTAGCCAACACGACTGTTGTGTTTCATTACAGCACGGCTTCTAACTTTAGTTCTTTTACTTCAGTCGCAGGTTCTGGGTCTGGTACTGGTTCGTTTTCTTCTAGTGCAACTGTCACTGGTCTAGCAGTTAATACATTGTATTATGTTCGTGCTGTAGCAACATCAAGTATTGGTGCCGTTACTTCTGCTTCTACTTCGTTTACTACTTGGCGTTTGATTCAATGGAGTAACGGAACTCCAGGTACTTACTCTTTGACTGTTCCTACTGTTTCTGGAGTAAACCCTGCTGCTTTGGTTAACACACTGGTAGTTGGTGGTGGCGGCGGCGGAGCAGGAGGCAATGATACTTCTGGGCATGGCGGTGGTGGTGGCGGTGGTTATCGCTACACAACTTCTCTTGCTTTTAATGGCACTAGTGGTGCGCTAACGATTGTCGTTGGCGGTGGTGGCGGCGGCGGAAACGGTGGTGGCGGCGGAAACGGTGGTACTTCTTACATTACTGGTACCAACATGTCCACTTTTCAAGCAGGCGGTGGCGAAGGCGGCATTCACGGCACCAACGGTCGGGGTGGTAATGTTGGTAGCGGAGACAACCCTGGACATGGTGGTGGCGCAGGCGGTAGTTACTACAACAGCAGCACTAAAAGTACTTCCTACAATGGTGGCGGTGGTGCTGGAGTTAATGGCGGCGGCAGTGCTGGTTATTTCAGTGGTGGTTCGTATGGTGGTAACGGTGGACCTGGTGGGTCTATTTATTTTTCTTTTGGTGCTGGCGGTGGCGGTGGTGGCGACCAATCAACCATGGGTTCAAACGGTTCAAACCATGGATATGGAAGCGGTGGACGAGCAGGGGGATATTTCAATCTACCAGGAGCAAGTGGCGGTACTGGTGGTGCTGTCGTTCTTAACTACTACGGACCTTAGAGGAAATTATGGAAGCAAAAACATACGACATAAATGATTTACAAAACCGTAGATTATTTTACATGTTAGACAACATCACGGACGAATCTGTACGGTTGTTTCGCAGAACACCAGCAGGCGATGAAGAATACACACATTATTCTTTACACCGTATGCCTGATGGCAAACTATTAATAGCGTTCTTTGACCATTGGTCAAATCCCACAATACATAGTTTGATTGCCAAGTTTAATGGTCAAGAAGAATTTGTTAATATCCAACCTTTTGAACGCATAATGCCGTATTGGAATCCAACATCAGATTATGAAAACAAAGGTGCTTTTTTATTTGCTAACTCTAAACCTATATATGTTGACCCTAATGATTGGCGTTGTGACAACACATTTTATGGTCCAGAAAGATATGTCACACCAGATGGTATTTTTCTTTACCCACAAATTAAACCAGAACAAGTTGTTGTTTACGAACCAATCATAAACATAAATGGTATAGCGAACCTAATGTTTTTCTCTACTACTGAAGAATCATACACCAAAAACTACGCCATTAACGAGGACATAATTCCTAGTACCGCTATTACTTTGTCTGAAATGTTTCGTTTAATAACTGAATGGGCTACATTGGCTGAAGCACCATTCAATAGTACAGAACCAATAGTTCTTGACGCTAAAGAATTTCTTAATAAAATAGAATTTGATAGTTCACTGGTTGCTGACCAAACCAATATGCAAGTAGCGCAATTCTTCTTGGGCAATACCGATGCCCGCAGGCGACCTACTGATGTGGTTGAAACCAATCAAGATTTGCTTGATTTTGTTAAACGCAAAATGGCTCACATGTCACTTGCTAGTTTAATGTCTTGCTATCCAGAGTACGGCAAGATTGATGCTGAAATACAGTTTGATATTGAATCTGCCTATAAACAGTTTGATGATGACCTTAAAAGTTCACAAACACTTTTTGAAGGTTTGTTAGATGATTATGAAACTGCTTTACAGTTTGCACCAGGAAACCATAAATTAAGGTTTACTCTTAAATGGCCTGTTTTAAAACGGTCAAAAGATTTGGCTTTGTCCTTGATGAGTAACCAATGAAGATAGCGGTATACACCATCGCACTCAACGAAGAACAACACGTTCAACGATGGGCAGACTCAACAAAAGACGCAGACCATCGCCTCATCCTAGACACAGGCTCAACCGATGACACCTACGCACTCGCCTACGGCGCAGGCATAGACATACACCAACAAACCTTCACACCGTGGCGATTTGACCACGCCCGAAACCACGCCCTATCACTACTCCCCGACGACATAGACATCTGCATCGCCCTAGATATGGATGAGGTGTTACAACCAGGGTGGCGTGAAGCCCTAGAAACCATCAACCCAACAACAACCCGACCACGCTACAAATACGTTTGGTCGTGGAACCCTGATGGTAGCGAAGGTCTTACATATGGTGGCGACAAAATCCACGCACGGCACGGCTATCTATGGAAACACCCAGTACACGAAGTTCTCAAACCACAAACCACAGAAATCCAACAATGGATAAACGGATTAGAAATACATCATCATCCTGACCCCACCAAATCACGCTCCCAATACCTACCCCTACTACAACTAGCAGTCAAAGAAGACCCACGTGATGACAGAAACCAATTCTATTTAGCCCGTGAATATTACTTCAACAACAAATACCCAGAAGCGCAATACCATTTCTCACGTCATTTAGAACTATCAACGTGGCTACCAGAACGGGCAGCCTCACATCGGTTCATAGCCAAGATGCGACCAGATGATGCCCACTACCACCTGTATCGTGCCGTTGCTGAGGACCCACGCAGACGAGAATCCTGGGTGGCACTAGCGCAACACCACTATGAAAAAGCAGATTGGCTTAGTTGCCGATACAACTGCGAGATGGCTTTGCGTATCACAGAGAAACCGTTGGACTATCTGTGTGAGGCTGAAGCCTGGGGTTGGCTACCACACGACTTGATGGCTATAGCCTGTCATCATCTGGGTGATTCAGATACAGCCTGGTTTCACGGGTCTGTAGCGTTGGAACTAAACCCAACAGACGCAAGGCTTCAGTCCAACCTCACACACTATAGGCTATGATGTGTATGTCTCACGACACGAGGAGTCATATGTCTGCTAAAGGCAAAAAGAACTAAATGGCCACTGTTGCTCAAATCATCAACCGAACTCAACGCCAACTACTGTCTGGCGTGGTTGAAGAACGCAACAAAATAGCCTCTGCCGTCAACACAACAGCCACCACTATCACCCTGACCTACGAAGTCGCAGGCATACGTCAAGGTTCCATCATTGAAATAGATGCAGAACAAATGTATGTCTGGTCGGTTCTTGAATCAACAAAGGTTGCCACAGTAGAACGAGCGTTCAACGGTACTGTTGCTGCTGCACATACTAACGGTTCAATTGTTACGGTCAACCCACGATTTCCTAGAGCGCAAGTCCTTGAAGCAATCAACGATGAACTGGCAGACCTGAGTTCCCCAATGAACGGGCTGTTCCAAGTCAAAATCCTAGACCTAAGTTACAACGGTTCAGACAGACAAATTAACCTGCCAAGCATCAGTGATGTTATTGACTTGATTGAAGTACGTAACCGTTATATATCTAGCGACTACCAACAAGTGAACCGTGTAAAACTGTTACGCAATATGCCAACAAAAGATTTCGGTTCAGGTATGGCGTTGCAGTTTGACCAGGGTGTAAGACAAGGCGACCTGCGTGTTTCGTATCGTGCGCCATTCACCAAGTTCACAACAGAATCAGAAAATGTGCAGATGAACGGTGGATACCCTGAATCAGCAGAAGACATCCTTGTTGTGGGGGCACAAATTCGTCTTATCGCACCACGAGAAATCAAACGCAACTTTACAGAATCGCAGGGCGATACACGCAGAGCAGACGAAGTATCTGCTGGTGCAGTATCTAACAGCATCGTCAGTATGTTGCGTATGCGTCGTGACCGTATCACTGCTGAAGCAGCCAAACTTACTCGGCAATACCCAATTTTTCTACAGAAGGTATAAACCGTGGCTTCTCCCACGTTCACACTTTCCTTCGTTGGTACACCCTCGTTCTATAATGGCACAGCCCAAACCGAAGTTGTACCTTCCGTTTATCCTGTCGCTATCAATGGTCGCCCGTACCTTATTGATACCAAATCAGGCAAGTATGTTAGGTCGCACGAACCACGGGTGCGTGACTCCACTGACGATTCAACTTCCCCTGGTGAAGCAGCAATCAACCCAGGTGGGCTTTGGCGTAGAGGGCAAGACTCTTGGCATTATGGTGCTGGACAACAATATTCTGATACGGCTGAAGCACAGGATTATAGGTTCTATAAATCTAAGGGTATAAACCCGTGGGTTAAAGGGCAGTTCAGTTTGCATCACGCAACTAAACGGTCTTTAGAATCAGCGTCAACTAACTTGTTTATGTGTACCGTCAAATCTTCTGGAGGCACAGAGTATGTGTATGTGGCAGATAACGCTACGGTGAAGTACAGTACGAACCCGTTTGCTGCTACCCCTACTTGGACTTCTGTAACTACAGGTTCACCAGGTACGGCTATTACAGGCTTGGAAACTAACGGAACAAATGTTTTTGTTGGGTACACAAGTAACGATATTTATTCCACCACTCCAGGGTCGGCATCTGTTGCTTTGTTTTATCCTGCGTCTGGTTCTTCAGGTAAAACATACACAGGTTTCGGTTATGCAAAAGGATGGGGTTTTGCTTCTGTAGACCACAACTTGTATGTCATTGGTACCAAATCAGGTCAAGCCCATAAAGTGTTTTATCCAGATACAGGAACGGCTGAAGACACAACCCTTAGATGGGTTGGCGCAGCAGCAGGTCAAGGCGCAGTTTATCTTGGGGCATACAGTGGTACGCATTCTTCTATCTACAAACTTGTTTTAAAAACAGACGCAACAGGTTTTGATTTGCCAGTTGTGGCTTTGGAACTACCAGTAGGCGAAGTAGTTAGCAGTGTGTATGGCTATCTTGGAGGCATCCTTGTCGGCACAAACAAAGGTGTTCGTTACTGCACAGCCGATGCCAACAACAACTTGCTTGCTGGAGCGTTGATTCCTACGTCTGGCTCTGTAAATGATTTTATTGCTGAAGACAAATATGTTTGGTTCACTTGGACAAACTACGACGGAACATCAAGTGGCTTAGGTCGTCTTGACTTGTCTGTGTATATCGCCCCTAACACCCCTGCTTTTGCTACTGACCTGATGTATACAAGCACGGCAGCAGTCAAATCAGTAACAACATTTGACGGTAAACGACTGTTCGCTATTTCTGGTGTTGGTGTTATCGCTGAAGATGTTGCCGCTCTTGTAAGCACAGGAAACATTGAGTTCGGTATCTACCGTTGGGGTATTCCTGACCGTAAGTTCGTAGCAAAAATGGATGTCCGTACTGAACCTCTAAAGGGAACAGTTGAAGCGTTCTTACAAAACGACCAATCCGACTACGCCTCCCTCGGCACATTCAATTCAGCCAACGACATTGAATACACATACAACGGTTCAGATGTCAAAACCATTGAGGCAGGGTTCAAACTGGTTCTAACCCCTACCGACAACGTAAGTCCTGTTGTGACACGGTGGATGGCTAGAGCCTACGCTGCCCCATTCCGTTCGGAAGTGTTTTCCATACCTTGTTTGTTGCACCAAAAGATTCGCCCTCGTGATAGAGACATCTATATGGACCCTGAACAGGAACTTGACACCCTGAATAGTCTTATTCATAGCCCCAAAATTGTTACCTTGCAGTTAGGTACCCGTTCTTATTCGGTCATTGTTGAGGATGTAGAGTGGGTTCCTGTTGACAGTACAGGGAACACTTGGTCTTGGGATGGTACGGCTACTGTTACAATGCGTTCTACGGAAAACTAGGAGTATCTAATGGCTTTACCAGTACGAAAAGGATATAAAGGCGCAGCAGCCAATGCTGTGTTGACTAATAACCCCACTGCATCAGCAGGTGACACAACCTTTACTGTTGATACGGTTACTGGTTGGTCTACCACTTTTCCTTATTTCGCTGTTGTTGACCCTGGTACTTCTCGTGAGGAGAAGGTTAGGGTGACGGCTATTTCTACGTTGACTTTGACTGTGGTTAGAGCGCAGGATGATACGTCTGTTGCTGCTCATTCTGCTGGTGCTGCTATTTATCCTGTGTTCACGGCTGATGAGGCTGATGAGGCTAACTTGATTGCTTCGGCTATGACCACTAAGGGCGACTTGATTGCTACTGATGGTTCATCTGTAAACCGTTTGGGTGTTGGTACGAACACTCACGTTTTGCAGGCTGATTCTTCTTCTACTAATGGTTTCAAATGGGGTCAGGTTGCTACTGCTGGTATTGCTGATGAGGCTGTGACGGCAGCCAAGATTGCTTCTGCTGTGGCTGGTTCTGGTTTGGCTGGTGGTGCTGGTACTGCGTTGTCTGTAAATGTTGATGCTTCTACTATTGAAATCAACAGTGACACTTTACGTATCAAGGATAGTGGTGTGGTCACAGCGAAACTTGCTGATGATGCTGTTACTTCAGCCAAGATTGCAGCCCCTACTTTAACTTCCAAGACAGACAGTTTTACTCTTGCTTTGGTTGACGAGAACTGTACGATGCAATGCAATAAGGCTACGGGGATGACGACAACAGTGCCTACTTCTAGCGTGGCTTTTTCTACTGGTTCTGTTGTTACTCTTATGCAGTATGGTGCTGGACAGGTAACTGTGGCTGGTGATACTGGTGTTACTGTTCGTTCTTCTAATGGTTTGAAACTTCGTGCTCAGTATTCAATGGCGACGTTAGTTAAAATTTCCGATACCGAGTGGGTTCTTTCTGGCGACACGGTGGCGTAACTAATGCCTATTTGTGTTGGTCCTTCTGCTTCGGCAGTTCATATTGCTCCTACGCTGACGCTTAATTCATCTACGAATTACAATCAAAACAGTGGTGTGTTGAACGCTACGGTTTCTGCTACTGGTAACAGGGCTGTTACTTCTGTTGAGTTCCAATGGTCTACTTCTGCTTCGTTTGCTTCTGGTAATAGTGCGTGGACTGTTGCTTCTACTAACACAACGATTAGTCAGGGTACTACTGATACTGCCCGTACTGTTACTGCCACAAGTCTTGGTAATGACACCACTCATTATGTGCGTTTTAGAACGACAAACTCTAGTGGGTTTGTCACTACTTCTTCTATTGGTTCATCTTTCAAAACATATAGATATGTTTATGAACAGTTTAATTCTTCTCGTACATGGACCAACCCTGTTCCTACATCAGGAACTTCTGGTTTAGCCATCACATCTATTGTTGATGCTGTTGTTGTTGGTGGTGGCGGTGGTGCTCTTGGTGGCGGCGGAGGCGGAGGCGCATTACTCAGCACATCTTCCATTTCTGTCGGTTCAAGTGTTGTTGTAACCATTGGTGCTGGTGGTGCTGGTGGTAATCCAACAGTCACAAGTGGCGGCAATACAACAATTGTTGGAACAACAACATTGACGGGTAACGGTGGTGGTGAAGGAATAATTAATGGCGGTGTGTCTGGCAATGGTTATGCTGGTGGTAATGGCTCGTTTGGTAATGCTGGCGGTGGCGGCGGTGGTACTGGTGGTGCAGGACAAGATAGAAGTGGTACTACTGGTGGTAATGGTGGGGCTGCTGTCCTTGGCTTTGGAGGCGGCGGAGGTGGCCAAGGTGCCACAAATGGAACACCAACTGGTGCTGGACCAGCAAACACAGGTCAAGGCGGTGGACCTGTTAATAGCAACGGCGGTTCAGGTTATGCACAATTCTACTATTGGGGTCCATAATGGCGCACTTTGCAGAACTAAATGAAAACAACATCGTCACACGAGTAATCGTTGTAGATAACAAAGACATCCTTGACGCTGACGGCAACGAATCAGAAGCAATAGGCAAAGAATTTTGTCTCCAATTTGGTCTTGGACCTTGGATACAAACCTCATACAATGCTTCGTTCCGTAAAAACTTTGCCAGCGCAGAAGCGACATACGACCCTTCACGGGATGCTTTTATCACCCCTAGTCCTGGACCAGACGCTCTGTTTGATGAAGAAACCTGCCGTTGGAAACTGCCAGAATCGTAAACCTGCTAACATCTAGCCACACCGAAGGGTCAAAATAGGAGAACCACTATGATAAAAATTCAAACCCTCATCGGAAGAATCATCGCAGTATTCGGCTCATCAGCATTAGCAGCCGTAGCAGGTGGCGCAATCTTCGGCGTAGAACTTTGGAAATCAGCAGCCATCGCAGGCTTTATGGCAGCAGGAAAAGTAACCGAAGCGTTGCTTCGTGCCTGGTCAGAAGATGGCACTCTTACGAAAGAAGAAGTTGCAGCAGCCTTCGGTAAGAAGGGCTAGCAGATACGCCGTCATCACGGCGTTTATAACATTGTTTCTATGGTCAAGTTCTGTTCAAGCGCAGAACCCAATCATCACAGAACCAACAGACATTTGGTTTGAATACAACGAACCAACACAATTCGTAGCGCAAACCTATATGGTTGAAGGCTATCCATCCGACCCGATGCTGTGGCTTTATGACGAACAAGGCGTACAACTCGCAGCGAACGATGACTCGTATGGTTTACAGTCGTACATCTCTATAGCCGTACCTGCTGGTCGTTACAGACTGAGGGCTGGTATTTGTTGTGGCGACCCTAACGCTTGGCGCACAAATGGAGGCTGGAATTTACAGTATGAACTGGGGTTCAACGGTGTTGGGTCTATGCAGACAACTACCACAGAAGAACAGACAACCACAACATCCACGTCAACAACGTCAACAACAACCACCACATCCACATCTACAACAACATCCACCACAACGACAACAACCACAACAACGATAGCCCCGACAACCACAACATCAACTTCAACAACTGTTGCGCCGACCACCACGACTTCGCTTGCCCCCACCACAACTGTCGTTCAACCCACCACGTCAACTTCAACTTCCACCACCACATCATCTACCTCTACCACGGTTCCTGTTACTACAACAACAGAAAACCCTACAACAACTACAACTATTGCTGTAGTAATACCACCTGCTATGAGTGAGGAGCAGGCTGTTGAGTTGGCTACCAGCCCTGAAGTGTTGGCTACCATCACAGCAGAAGAAGCCACCCAAGTGTTTGAGGCGTTGAATGTAGATGACTTATCTGATGCCCAGATTGAACAACTTGTGGCAGCAGTGCAGGATGCACCACAGGAAGTCAGGGAAGCCTTTGAGGAATCAGTGGACATCTTTGGTGGGGCTGTAGATACCTATGTGCCTGTCGGGTCTAATATTCCTGTGTCTCAGAGGCGAGCATTGATTGCTATAGCAGGCGTGGCAGCAGCAGCAGCCGTAGCGTCAAGACGGAAATGATAACCTGTCCGTTATGAGTAAATATTTTGGTGCTATTACTTCGTTGTTGTTATGGGCTGCTGGTACAGGTCTTGTACTTGTGACCCTATCTGGAGACACATTGAGCAAGGCTATGTATATCAGCGTTGCTGCTTTGCTTGTCAACATTATTGCTATTGCCCTGGGTGTGGGAATAGACGAGTAGATACGACAGTGCCCCTAGCAAGGGAGAAAGGGGGAAACGACCTTGCTAAGGGCAATAGAAATTGTAGCACTGCTATATTTGTAAATGCAACCTGAGCAGGAAGATTTTTATGCCAAGAAAATACAGTTACTACCCTAGTTTTGATGGCAAGAAGGCACAGCCTGGTACTGAGAAACTGGCTGATTTGTGTAAGCGTAGATGGAAGACGAAGAACATTGGCATCTATTCCTTGAGGCTGATGAAAAATGATAAGACTGCTGGCAAAAAAATTGGCGACCCAGGTATGGAAAAGTACCTATCGGTTCACGCCACTGGCGCAGCCTTAGACTGCCAGTACCCTGACGAAAAAGTTGCTCGTGAAATGTGGGATTGGTTGCTGAAGTATTCCGAAGAACTAGAGATTGAAGAAATCCATTGGTATGCCTTTGGTGACTATGGTGCTGGATACAGGTGTAGTCGTGGACCAGGGAAATCGGGGGTAAAAATTTTTACTAAGGATGACAATGCTGGTTCATATCAGGGTTCACCTTCTTGGTTGCATATAGAAATTTCTCCGTCTATGGCTAAGGATGCTGCCAAGTTTGAGGCTGCCTGGCGAGCCTTGCCTAAGCCTGAATGAAACGTGCAGTGATGTTTGCCCTTATCTTGTTCGGCTGTATTGGTGCCAGTTGTATAGCAATTTTGTTGTCTATGTGGATTGAAGCCGTGAAGATTAGTAACGGGAAAAGACAATGACTGTTGCACAGTGGATTATTACGGCTGGTGCTGTGGTGGGTGCGCTCGGTATTATTTTCCATACTGTCATCAAACCTGTCATTAAGTGGGGAACGAGGATTGAGCAGGCTGTGAGTTTGGTGGAGTCCAATATGTTCAAGAATGGTGGGTCGTCTATGCGTGATGCCATCAACAGAATTGAAGAACGTATTACATTTGTGGAAGCGTATATCACTAAGCCTGACTGATAATGTCGTGAGTCCTATGACGTTGACTCAGTTGTTTTTAATCAGGAAATTTTTAGTAAGAGTGGTGGCTAGGGGGGTAGAAGAAGACGAACTTATCCAAGTGATAAACGCTTTGGATAGTTTGATACACCACCACCAAGCAGCATAGTAAGATAAGCCTGTGACCCCACTATCACAGTTCTACATCTGCCCCATCTGTGGTGAAGGCTGGCACAAGTCCGAAGGAAGATACTGCCCTGAATGTAGAGCAGAAGGGCAACGAGCAGATGATGAAGACTGAATACCCAATCGTTCTAATTGAATGGGCAGACGCTTGTGGGGGCGACCCAGGCTGGCTCACGCTAGAAGAAATAGAAGATGACGGCGAAACACTGGTCCAATCAGTAGGTTTCCTAGTGCCACCAGACGAACCAGGTGGAAAGAAAGACCACATCACCCTGCTTCAAACCTTCCACGAGGGTGACGGAATCAACCTGTTCCATATACCAGCAGGAATGATTAGAAAAACAATTTTACTTACCACTTGCATTTGACACACCTCTACTGTATGGTGTTTTATACATAGCACATATGTACAACACAGAAGGAGGGGGAAACCCAATGACTTACGACAGGTATCGCATACCCAAAGAACCACACGGTTCACAAGAGTGGCTCAACCAAAGATACAAAGACAAAGAAGGGTTCCGACAAATCTCTGCCTCAGCAGCAGCAGCCATCTACGGACTACACCCATTTGTCAAGCAAGACCAATACGCAGCCGAACTGCTATCAGGCGTAGCACCTACACCCATCACACCGAACGCTGCAATGGAAACAGGGAACCGTCTTGAAGACACCATCATCCATTGGGCAGGCGACAGACTAGGCGTGGACTTCTCCACACCAGACGAACTGTTCTGCTTCGCACACGACAATGGCGCACGACTCATCTCAACACTTGACGGATGGAACGAAGAAACCAAACACATCCTTGAAGTAAAA